TACTAAACTATTTAAACTAGACTCATCTACTTTAGCATTAGATAATGTAAGTAAGAGTGCAGCAAGAACCATAAGCAATGTAGCCTTAACATCTAACGTAGCTACTATTACAACTGCTTCTGCTCATGGCTTTAGCACAGGCGATACTGTAACAGTAGACGCAAGTAACAATGTATTTGATGGTAGTTATGCTATTACTACTGTTCCTACAGCTACTACTTTTACTTACGCTAAAGTTAATGCAAATATTACAAGTGCAGCAGCTACAGGAACAGTTATAGGAAGTGCTTATACAAGCACATATAGATGGCAATTTATACAGTTTGGTAATTATGCTATTGCTACAAATGGATCTGAAAAAGTGCAATATTATGATGTCAACGCATCTAGTTACTTTGGCGATTTAGCCGCAGCAGCTCCTATTGCTAAGTTTGTAACAGCAGTTCGTGATTTTGTAGTATGTGCAAATATAGGTGCAGGCACAAATCCAGCAAGAGTAAACTGGAGTGATATTAACGACCCTACAGATTGGACAGCAGGCGGTGCTTCACAAAGTGACTTCCAAGAACTTCCTGATGGTGGTGACATTACAGGCATTACAGGTGGTGAGTTTGGTTTAGTGTTCCTAGAAAAAGCCATTGTGAGAATGTCATACATTGGCTCACCTTTATTCTTTCAGTTTGACACGATTAGTCGTAACGTAGGATGTTTAGAAAGTGGTTCTATAGCTCAATATAGTGGAGTTACTTACTTCTTAGCAGATGATGGATTCTACTCATGTAACGGACAACAAGTTACCCCTATCGGTGCAGAAAAGGTAGACAGATTCTTTTTTAACAACGCTAACATTGGGGACATAGATACTATCTCATCAAGTATAGATCCTGAACGTAACCTAGTTATTTGGAACTATACTAATACTTCTGGTGATAGAGAATTACTTATATATAACTTCCAAACACAAAAATGGTCTAGTGCTGATACGGACGTAGATTATCTAGGTACTCTTGCTACAACTGGAACATCTTTAGAAGGTATAGATACTGCCTACAACATAACAGCAGGTTCATTTGTAGCTACAAAACAATATACGATTAGAAGTGTAGGAACAACAGATTACACGCTTATAGGTGCAGTCGCTAATACAGTAGGTGTATTATTTACAGCTACAGGTGTAGGATCAGGCACAGGTGTAGCCATAGATATGGCAGCCTCAGCCGCAGCACTCAAGACGATAGACACGCTTACAACTACAATGGATGACAGACTCTACAAAGGTGGTAAGTTTGTTTTTGGTGGTGTTCGTGATGCTAAGATTATTACCTTTACAGGTACTAATGCTACAGCTAGTATTACTACAAACGACCTAGAATACGGATATAACTCTGTGCTTACCCTCATTAGACCTTCTGTAGATAATGGCTCTGCGGACGTTTCTGTGGCTTCTAGACGTATGTTAGACGATACTATTACATTTGGTTCTAGTGTATCTGCAAGCTCAGAAGGTAGATGTCCTGTAAGAAGTGCTAGTCGTTATCATAGAGTAAGTCTTACCCCTACAGGTGCTAACTGGTTCTCAGCAATTGGTATGGATATAGATTACTCTACACAAGGTACTAGATAATGGCTCGTAGTGATATGTACCGCAAACTACCCTTTCAGGGTGGTGATGCAAGAAGTGTAGCAGAAATAGTAAACAACCTAGTAGAAGGTAAGTCTAACAATACAGGTGAATTTTCTACTACTGTTAGCACTACAACCACTACGCTAAGCGATGAACGTATAGGCTTTAACTCAGTCATTGTAATTATGCCATTAGATCTAAACTCTGCAGCAGAACTTAAAGACGTTTACTTTGATACATTTACACAAGGCTCTTGCACAGTTCATCATGGCAGTCATGGCGTTTCAAGGAATTATCGTTATATAATAGTAGGATAATGAAACTTAAATACGTCAACCCTAACGAATTAAAACAAGTTTGGAATCAGATCAAACCAAGTCTAGGTGAAATAGCTGAGCTAGGTGGTGACTGGATTCCAGAAGATGCCTATTGTGATATTAAGGTAGGTAAAGCTCAACTATATCTAGGCATTAAAGACGGTTACTTTATAGGCTACATTATAACACAGCTTATAAACAACTCACTTCATGTATGGGCTGCTTATAGTCAGTCACATGACATACTGTCAGAAGGTTTAGCAGAGATAGCGGAAATAGCACATAAGTCTAATGCTAAAGACATAACATTTAGTTCTTACCGTAAAGGCTTTGAAAAGATTGCACCAAAATTAGGATTCAGACCATACACATGGAGGTTTGAGTGCTAAAGTTTTATGTAGTTCCTACATCACATATCCAACAAACATGGGACAAAGTAGAGATCATGCTAGATAGAGCTATGGCTCATTCTGGTGGTGAATATGACCTTGACCAACTTAAAGTATTGCTTACTCAAGGTAAACAAGTTCTTTGTGTGGGTGCAGAAGAAGATTTAATAATTAAATGTGCTATGACTATAGAGTGGATTAACTACCCTAACGACAGAGTAGCATTTATAACAGCTATTGGTGGCAAGACAGATAAAAAAGGTTTTGGTGAATTTGAACAATGGGTTAAAGCAAACGGTGGTACAAAAATACAGGGAGCAGCTTTTGAAGCAGTAGCTAGGCTTTGGAAACGTGCTTACGGATTTGAAAACAGATATATTATAGTGGAGAAACAAATAACATGATTAATCTTAATAACTGGCTATTTAATTTAGTAGATAGTTTTACCTTTTATAAAGGCGGTGGCGGTGGAGGTGGTTCGTCTGAAACTAAAAACCAACTAGATCCTACAGTACAACCATTTGTTAAATATGGTCTTGAAGAAGCTCAAAATCTTTATAAAACAGATACTCCAGAATATTATGCTGGTCAAACTTATGTTAGTCCATCTGCACAAACAACAACAGGATTATCACAGGCTGAAGCTCGTGCTAGAGCAGGCAATCCATTATTAACTGGTGCACAAACTCAACAAGGTGCTACAGTAGGTGGTAGTTATTTATCTGCTGGTAATCCATATTTTTCTGCTGCTATGAGAGGTGCTGGTGAAAGTGCTACGCAAACCTATAATGATGCTATTAAAGCTGCACAAGGTAATGCTTCTTTGGCTGGTCGTTATGGTTCTGGTGTATCTGCTGATATTCAAAATCGTGCTGCCAATACTTTAGCTAATACACTTACTAATAAGTACGGTGAGTTTGCTGCACAAAACTATGCTAACGAAAGACAATTACAACAACAATCTGCCCTTAATGCACCTGCACTTGCACAAGCTGACTATGGTGACATTCAACAACTTCTAAACGTAGGCAAGACTCAAGAAGATTATTCTAAAACTGCATTACAAGCTGACATTGACAGATTTAACTTTCAACAAAATAAACCATACCAAAAACTATCTGCTTATCTTGGTGCTGCCTATGGTGCTCCTACAGGTACAGTATCTACTACTACGCAATCTGGTGGTGGCAAGATAGTATGTACAGCTATGAATCAAGCATACGGTTTTGGTAGCTTTAGACAAGCTATCTGGTTACAACATTCAGCTACAATGCCTAACGCTAAACAAATTGAGAAGGGTTATCACAGACTATGCCTTCCAATAGTAAACTTTGCGTTTAGTGCAAAACCAACATGGACTCGTAATATTGTACGCAAAATTGCAGAACATATTGCACGTCACAGAACTGCTGACTTATGGAAAGAAATGCGTGGTAAAAAACGTGATCCATTAGGTCGTATTTATCGTGCAATTATTGAACCAATATGCTACTTAGCAGGAAAGGTCTAACATGGGTCCTCCATTACTAATAGGAGCAGGTTTAGGTGCTGCTACATCTCTTGCTATGGGTAAAAACCCATTTATGGGAGCATTACTAGGCGGTGCTACAGGCGGTGCATTTGGTGGTGCTGGTGGCTTTGGTAGTGGCTTTACACAAGGTGGTGGACTATTATCCTCTTTAGGTTCTACTGCTACTAATGCTGGAGTTCAACTAGGCTCTACAGCTGCAAATCTTGCAGACGATGTAGCATTAAACGCTGTAGATGACATAGCATTTAATCAAGCATTTAATACTGCACTTCCTACAAGCGTAGCTGGTGGTGGTGGTGCTAAAATAAACATTAGTCCATATCTTAATGTAGCTGATGACGGTTTAGGGTTTGCTGCATCTGGTGCACCTTCTACTGGAATTCCATTTTCATTTGGAAAAGAAATAAATCCATTAACAATGGACCCTAGAAGATTTGCTGTAGATACTCCATTAACATTTGGCGAAAGACTTTCTGATTTAGGTTCAAGTGCATTTTCATATGGGAAAGATAATCCTATGACACTATTAGGTGGTGCTAATACACTTTCAAATTTATCTGCACAAACTGAACAAAACAAACAAAAAGAATTAAACGATGCTGTTGCTAGAGGAACACAACCTATAGCGAAAAAAGACTTTGATCCATCATCTGTTATTGCAGCAGCTCCTAGTTATGGTTTATCTAGGGATGAAGTTGCTAGGGGTAAAGTGGCTCAAATGGCTTCACAAGCAAGATTAAATGACGAAGACAAGCGAAGAATTGGTCAATTTTACCAATCATTAATAGGATAACAAAATGGCAGATATACAAGGATTATTAGATAGTTTTTTCTTAACAAGACAAAATCCAGTTACTGGCATTCTTACAACAGATGAACAGGAAAAACTAAGACAACAACAATTAATAGGCACTGGAATTGGTGTAGCTACTGGTTTAGCATCAAATTATAATAAAGGTCCGCTTGGGGCTATATTAGGTGCATATACTGGCGGTGTAAGTGGTAGACAAGCTCCAGTTGATACTGCATTAAAAAACTACATGACCACTGGTGAATTAAATAAAATGATGCAAGACCTTAGATTAGGTCAGTTTAATTTAAAAGAAAAAGAAAGATTTGAAGCTGGTCTTGCTGATGCAATTAAAAGAGACCCAAGTTTAGCTAATTCTTATTTTGTTGACCCAAAAGGAACATTAGAAAGATTCCAAAAAACACAAGAAAAATTTAGACCTCTTCCAGAATATGACAAACAAGACCTGAATTTAATGGGGCAACTTGGCATTGATAGGCAAAATATGACTGCCGAAGATTTTCAAGATTTGAACCTTGCTAAAGATACAATTAGCTCTTTAGAAAAAGCAAAATTAGCTGTTTCAAGGGCAGAATTTAAATCAAAAAATACTCTTGTACCTCTTGATGATTTGCCATCTGCTGATAGTGTTATTGCAAAAATTAAAGCTAATAGAATAAAAAGATTGTCTCAACCAACCGATGCACAATCTCAAACTCAACCAGCTCAGGTTCAACCAACACAAACTCAAACACCTCAAGCTCAACCAGCTCAGGTGCAAGAACAACCTAAACCAGCTGCTGTTAATAAAACACAAGTACCACAAACAAACACTACGGCAACGCCTTCTGCAAAGACTGTATCTAATGTTCCTTTTGTAAAGAGACCAAATGTATCTCCTGTTGCAAGACAACAATTATTAGACAATCAAGGTGAGATTCAAAAAAGATTAACTGATTCATTTACCAGTTTAAATAAATTTGAACAAACAGTTTTTGACATTATTACTGATAAAGACTTTGATAACGCATTTGGACCATTAGCAACAAAACGTGCTGGTATTGAAGGTACAGCTGCATTTAAAATCAATAACCTTATTACAAGTACAGAAGGTGCTGCTTTAGTAAGCGAGTTAAAATCATTAAAATCATTGTCTCCTCAAGGCTCAGCTGGAACTGGTCAGTTGTCAGAAAAAGAAGGTGAAAGAATTATTGCATCTCTAAACAAGATTAAATTAGGTCTTCCACCAGAAGAAGGAAAGCGTGTAGTTCTTGAGCTATTACAAACTATTCAAACAGCTAAATCAAATATTAATCAAGGTTATACCAATGATTATGGTAATGATTTTGAATTTCCAAAGTCACAGTTTTTACCATTAGAGACAAAAGTAAAAACAGACAAAGGTGAGATCAAAGTATATTCTGGAGCAAATCCATATATTAAAAAAAGATTTCCAGCCAAAGCTGCTGGGCTAGATGCAAATGCACAGTATTATATTATGAATAACGAACTATATTATTTCTAGGATAAATAATGGCTGATGATTTATATAAATTAACAAATAATAAAGTTCCAGATATTACTACAGCAGGTCCTTTAAAAGCAGGCACTGTGGCTGATGTTCCAACGGACTTTTCTTTTTTAAGAGCTGGTGCAAATGTGCCTCAAAACTTATTGGATATATTGCGTGGTGGCTACAATGTAATCACTAACGCACCACAAGTTGGTTATGCAGCTGGTGAAACTCTTGCTGGAGGTGCACAAGCAGCAGCAAGAAAAAGTTTAGGTCAAATGTATTCTCCAGAAAAAGTATTGGAAAAAATGCCAGTATCTAGACAAGAAGAAATGTTTAGAGCATTTGCAGCACCGTACCAAAGTGCAGAATCATTTAAACAATATGCTCAAGAAAGACCAGTAGAAGCATTGCTTGATATATCTTCTGGTGTTGGTATTGCATCTAAAGTTGTGCCATACAAAATACCATCTGCTACAGGAAAAGTTCCATTTACAGATAGGCAAGTAACTACTCCTGCGGTAGGATTTTCAGAACTATCTAAAGCAACAAATCCTTTATATTTAAGTGGAAAAGTATTAGAAGCTGGTCTTCCTCCAATATTAGGATTAACAACTGGCGTTGGTGGTCAAACTGTTAAAAAAGTATATGAAGCATCTAAAGCTGGTGTCAATAGTGCAATTGATCAAATTGTAGGAAAAACACAATCAATAGATGTGTTGAATAAAGCAAAAGCTGGCTTGCAAGAAATGATTGCACAAAAAAATATACAGTATTCAACAGGTAAAAAATCTAGTCCATTTAAATCTGCAGATACTGGATGGGCTGCAAGTCCAGCTAAATTAGATTTTACCCCAATTAGAAAATCATTTGATGATGCTAAAAAATCTATTACATACAAAGGTGAAGTAAGTGTTGGTGATAAAGAATTAGCAGCTATTAATGAAGTAGAAAAAATTATTAATAATTGGGAATCAAAACCAAGACTTCATACAGCAGCTGGTTTAGACTTTTTAAAACAAAGAATAGATGCTGTTTATCCAGACGATATAAAAATGACTCAAGCACAAAGAGTTATAGATACTACTCGTAATGGCGTTAAAAATTATTTAGTTAAAGAAGTTCCAGAGTATCAAAAAGCAATGGCAGATTATGAAAACTCTATTGAAACTATTAGAGAAATTGATCGTGGATTGCTTGGTGGAAATAAAGCATCTCAAGAAACAGCATTAAGAAAATTGTTAAATACTACTCGTGATGAAACTGGTATTAAATTATCACTTGCAGATAAAATGCAAAAAGCTACTGGCATTGATTTAGCAACCGAAATTGCTGGTGCCTCAATGAAATCTTATGAGCCAAAAAATCTTCTTGGTACATTGGGTGGTGGTGCTGGTATTGCCAATGCTTTATTTGGTGGTGCTGGGTTAACACCTGCAACAGCATTGGGTATTGGTATTACATCACCTAAAATTACTGGTTTATTAGCTACAGCTGGCGGTAAACTAGGTAGGTATGCTAATCCTATTGATTTAACTGCTAAAACAGGGGTACAACTTAAAAAAGTTCAAGAAGCTCAAGGTTTATTAGAGCCAGACTTATACTTACAACAACTTGATCAAATGTATCAAAATCAAAGATAAAGGTTTATTAATGAGCAACGAAATTGATCCAATACAATACGGACAACTGATAGCCCAAGTACAAAATCTACAAGACAAGGTAGACTCTATGGAAACAGACATAAAGTCGCTCCTAGAGCTTGCAAACAAGTCCAAAGGTGGCTTCTGGGCAGGTATGGCTATTGCTTCTGCTATCGGTGGTTTTATTACCTTTGTAACCAATCATTGGTTAGGAAAGTAACATGAAACAACTACTCATGGCAATAACTTTATTGTTGCTGTGGGTGTTTCTTTATGACTACGCAGAAAGTAAAGAACTTGTAAAAGAAATGAGCATGGCTACAGAAGCAGGTGAAATAGTATTAACTTCTGAGGAGTGTGCATTTAAAAAACAAGGTTTACAAGGTTATGAATACGCTGCTTATGCAACTGACAAAGGGCATCCTAACCATGAAGGTTGTTGGAAGTCTGATAGCTATGAAGGTAAACAAGCAGTGTATATTTATTTCCCAGAAATAAACCAAACAGCAGTATTTGACGCTAAACTATTTAAACCTAAAGCCACGATATGACATTTATTACAGAAAACAATATAGCTAATCTTTATTCAGCTTTAATAGAGTTTCCTGTTTTTGATGAGTATAAACTTCCGCCTGCATCTAAAGTAGACTTTGTAATTGTGCATGATGACAGTATGTGTGGACAATACGAACCACCAGAGCAAGGTGATCCACATATCATTACAATCAGCACAGCACGTCATACTCATTTGTATCCAGTCTTAATGACTTTATGCCATGAGATTATACATATGTGCGTATATTTAGACTCACCTAAAACAGACAAGTATACTAGCCATAAAGGCTTATTCTTAAAACTACAAAAACGTGTAGCCAATCATTTAGGGTTTGACCCAAAGGAGTTGTAATGTTAGGTTCAATCGTATCTTTAATTTTACCAGCCTTAGTCCCAGCGTTTGCTGACGGAGCTAGAGGTCTTATAGCAAAGTTTACAGGTGGTGCTGGTGGACAACCACAAAACATTACAGAACGTATAGAGCTTATGAAAGCAGAAGCTGAAAAGCTACAGGCTTTAGCTCAATTAGATAGTGTCAATGGTGAACCCTCTAAATGGATAGTAGACCTTCGTGCATCCTTTAGATACATCATTATTAGTGCTATTATGGTGTTTACTGCTATTGTAGTATTCAACCCTGACATTGTAGGTGCTACTGTAGTCGCAGTATTCCTTGACATGACTGGAGCTTGTATGTCTTTTGTTATTGGCGAAAGAATGTACTTGACACTTAAAAAATGATTGTATTAAATTTAATGAATTTTATTGGGTTGTCTTTTCTTAAATTAATTGTTATTGCTTTATTGTTTATAGCTATGGGATTTTCTTTGGCGTTTATGATAGCAATGGAAAAACTTACAAACGTATTGGAATATATTAATTCATATGTTGATTGAAGTAAAAAGGTTTGAATTTAAAGACACACATACTGTAGGCAAGATGTATGTAGACGGTGTATATGAATGTTATACGCTAGAAGACGTAGTTAGAAATGGCACTAAAGTATTAGGTAAGACTGCTATTCCTATTGGTGAATATAAACTCATTGTAGACGTTTCTACACGTTTTAAACAGGACATGCCACACATACTAGACGTTCCTAATTTTACAGGTGTTCGTATCCACTCTGGCAACACTTCAGCAGATACAGATGGATGTATATTACTTGGCTCAACATGGGCAGGCAAAGATTTTATAGGCAACTCTAAAATAGCATATAACAAATTCTTTGAGAAACTAAAGAAAGCTAAAACAGCAACTATTAAAATATGTTAGAGTATTTAATCTGCGATATCCTTTGTGCTATTGACCATTTAAAATATGTATTACTCTTGCTCTGTGTATTTCTAGTATATAATAGTTTATCTAAACACTAGAGACTACTATGAAAATATTACTTATTGATATAGAAGTAGCACCAAATACTGCTCATGTCTGGGGTATCTTTGACCAGAACATCTCTATAAATCAATTACTAGAATCATCTTATACTCTTTGCTATGCAGCCAAGTGGTATGGTGAATCTAAAATTATGTTTGACTCTATTCAAAAATCTGGCAAACAAAAAATGCTAGACTCTGTGCATAAACTTCTTGACGAAGCTGATGCCATCGTTCACTACAACGGTTCTAGGTTTGACATACCCATACTACACAAAGAGTTTTTACTCTCTGGTATGCCGCCTCCAGCACCCTCTAAACAGATAGATTTATTACAGGTAGCAAGAAGACAGTTTAGGTTTGTTTCTAACAAGTTAGATTATGTTGCACAGGCTTTAGGATTAGGTGGTAAGACAGAACATGAAGGACATGCTTTATGGGTCAAGTGTATGAATGATGATCGTAAGGCATGGAAAATTATGGAAGAGTACAATAAAAACGATGTTGTGTTATTAGAAAAAGTTTATGATAAATTTAAAGGTTGGATTAAACACCATCCTAATCATAATGCTTATTCCGCACATTCTTGTTGTCCAAATTGCGGTTCTAACAAATTACAAAAGCGTGGTACTGCTATTACTACAACTAGACATTATCAGAGGTTTCAATGCCAGCATTGTGGGACATGGAGTCGAGCAGCGAAAGCGGAACAGTTGTCCAAAGAGTCCGTTATCAGCATATAAGGAAAATTATGAATATAGAAAAATTATGTGAGCATATCGTAGGTAAAATGATAGTAGAAGCAGAATCCTACTATGGTGAAGATGTGCTTATTCTAGTACTAGATGACGGAAGCCACATCGAGATCAGTGGTGATGGGCTTTCCGTATATTCTGAAGTACCAGAACTAGACGACTAATCGTCAATCATTTCAATTCTTTGTAGCTGTGCAGTAATCTCTGGAGGATTAATAGCTTCTTCATCACGCAACACTTCTACCAGTTTATTTTTATACCATTCAGATTTGTCTAAATCTTCTTCTGGTCTGCCTTTAAATGGGTATCTTAAATCATACTTCAATTTAGAACCTTTTAGGTATCCAATAAACTCTTCTTTTGTCAAACGACTAGCAATAATATCTATTGCCTCTAACCCACCTACCAAATAATGCTTTGGATGATTTACATTATCCATGTGATTCTCCTTTTAAAATTTACAACTATTTTGAAATTATACCATTTTTTACCTTAAAATCTTCTTCCGTTAGTATAGGTCTATTTTTCTTAGCATCAGCTAACATCATTTCTAATACTTCTATAATTTCTTGAGGACTACTACCTACAATTACGTCTGCATCACTAAACGCCATAGGATTTCCGTTTCTTTCATAAAAGACTTCATTCAATGCGTAATAACATTCAGGCTCATCTTTAGATACTCGTTTAATAATTCTATAGTTCCACGTCATACCAACCTCCCACTAAACTGATAAGTACCTGTGTGACCTAGTTGAGCCCATGCTGCACCCCAAACCTTAATACCATTGTCTCTAGCTAGTTTGCAAAAATGATAGTCCTCACTTAACAAATGATTTTGTTCGTCAATGCTAGTGGTAAAGTATTCTACAACATTGTCGCCCATATTTGAGTTGTCATTGACATCATTCATATTATGTTTATAAGACGGACACTTGTCTTTTAGTTTATCAAATACCTCACGCTTAATTAACATAAAGCCTGTACCACCATGTTTAATTTCAAATGGCTTATCTAATGGCACAAGTTGTTTCTTAACATCACCTACCATGTTTACTACATACTCACCTGTAAAGTATTTAAGTTGATCTTGTGGTACTTTTTTTTCAATGGCGTAAGCCACACCACCCCAGTTAATTTCTTTTTTAGGGTACAAGCCACATATAATTTCTACGTCAGAGTCAATCATCTTTAATAAATCTTTTGCCTCAAACTGTATGTCAGCATCAATAAACATTAAGTGTGTAGAGTCGCTTTTTAAAAAATCATTAACTAAAGTATTGCGACCTCTAGTAATAAGGCTCTCGTTGTATAAAAATGAAAAGTATGCCTCTATGTCTTTAGCATTAAGCCATGCTTGCAGCTTTAGCATAGACTCTAGATAAGTTCCATAACACAGCCCCCCATACATAGGTGTTGCTATAAATAAATTAGGTTTCATAATACTCCTATTCTGGTATAAATGTTGATGACTTTCTCCATGCAAAATTTCCCTTAAATCTATTTTTATTAAAATTATTATTTTCTATAAACGCTTCTTTTGACATAGACAACGAACCGTCTTTAGAAAGTCTGTAATTTACTGTTGCTTCACCAGTACAACCACACTTTGTTTTTGACTGTAATAAACCTTTTAAAAAATTTCTATCTGAACATATAGGATAATACCATTTATAACTTGTTTGTCTAGCTAAATTTGTTTTTACAACATAACAAGAGTTATCTACTAGGTATTGTTTTGCTGTATTTGGAAAATAGCCTAAACTTTCACAATCATCATCGCATATGTATTCACCATCATTATCAACAATACGTCTTAATGAGTATGCCCAATCCAAATTATTTTCCTCTATAAATCCAACAGTTTTTTGTATATGATTTTTTTCGTAGAAATTATCATCATCTAAATAACATATAATATCTTCAGAAACTACAAACGGAGCTAAAGCATATACAGGAGCCATTCCATATCCATTATTACCATTATTATTTGGAAGATATATTGGCACAACATTATTATATTGATTTAAAATTACTTTAGATTTTTCTTCAAATTCTTTTCCATGAACAAAAACGTAATGAATTGCTTTTCTTGTTTGGCTTTGAACACTTTTAATTGTATCGTGTAATGTTTCTCTTCCTATTGTTGAGGTAATAACTGCAATATTATTATTCATACTTAACACCATGTAATTGTTCTATAATTCTTGCAAATTGTATCATTCTTTCTATTGTCATTGGCTCATATCTAGTTGGGAAAACCTTACTATAAGCACCAATTATTTGTTCTTGTGTAAGTGGTTCATTCGCCACTGTAAGCCTCCGTTAATAATTTACTATTATATTTTTTTGTGTTATTGACTTTAATGATGTTTTTTGTATCTGGAATAAGTGGTGTAATAGTTACATTATGTAATTTTAATTTAAGGTCTTTTAGCCATGACATTCCTGTAGGCTCAGACGACATAAGACCTGACCACACAAGTTTTCCTGTGCTATCAAACTCTTCTACAAGCCATGCTAAAGGTTTCATTAATAAAATACCATCCTTCCTATATGAACTACTTTCTTTTTATTCCAAATAAATCTCATATCAATGCTGTCATCATGGAAATAAAGACTATCTGCAACTGGGTTAGAATACTTCTTAAAGACTAATGTGTCAAGTACAAGCAATTGAGTCTTTAAAAAGATTTTTCTATCAGGTTTAGCTTGTTTGCCATTTGCATAGTTTTTTACTCCTATGAACTGCCCACGAGCATACACAACCTCACAGGCATCTTTTCCAAACCTTTTAGATCTAACTCTATTGGCGATCACATGAATAACCCCTAACTTTTCTTCTAAAGATTGTGTGTTCACTTCTGTATAAACTGCCACAGCTATACAATGAACATCATGCTCTGTAAGGTGCATATCCATTATGGTTTGTAAACATTATAAACAAGTGGATGAATAATATCTGCACCTATAATATCTATCATTTTTTTCCTAATAGAATCTTTATGAACATTGACTACAAAGCAGCATGAATCTAATAATTCGCTATTAGTAAACAACCATTTAATAGCATCTATTTTGTTTTCCAAATTAACTTTATAGTTATACTTCATATTTTTAGTCCCAAGTTTATTAGGGGCTTGTCTATATAAAGCATCTTCTACTGCTTGCGTTAATATACATGTAAGCAACTTACCCTCTGGGGTGTGTGCTAACATACTATTATCATCAAAGTCTATAATCTCTTCCATAATGTCTCCGTATTTTCATTAGGGTGATATAAGTGTTTCTTACTTGATTTTGTATAGCAAAAACAACATAATTTTATATACAAACTACTTTGTCTTGTATCTATTACATACAAATGTGTTTGTGTAGCAAAAATCGTTAATTTTTACATACAAAGGACATAATCATGTGGACAAAACCATCAGCAACTGAAATGCGTTTCGGCTTTGAAGTTACAATGTACGTTATGAACAAATAGTTATCCGCATTATGGGGATGCTCCTAAAAAGGAACATCCTCATCTATTGCTTCTTGTTTAGGCTTAACATCGCCTTCTTTCATTTGCACAGAGCCACTAATAAACTTACCTTTAGCACTCTCTCTAATCCACCCACTAATTCTAAACTCAATACCATCTACGTTAGCATTGCCTGTGTAGTCTGGTCGTTTAGGATTATCGCCTTTATCATTCTTAAATAAAGTAAACGTGTTTGTGTTGTCATATTCTGCCATTTTATTT